TCAGCACAAGCCTCAAGACTTATAGGTTCTTTCTGTCCACGCTGCAGTAGATACTCAGCTAACATCGTGTCATAGATGTCACCGTCATACTTGAAGCCTGACTCCCACAACCACATCAAGTCATGCTGTGCATTGTGCATAATCAAGAGTGTTGTACTGTCTAATAAGATCTGTATGTTTCTAGCTCTTGATCCACCTACGTCCTGATCCTCTTTGTGATTCAGCGTAAACAAGTGTGTCTCTTCTACATTGTCTACGTTCTGTACACCTACTTGTACAAGTTCAAGGCCAGGTTCAAATGGGTCAAGTATGTTTTTGCCATTTCGTTTAGTGATTGTGTTCTCTACATCAAGTACAAGTCTCATGGTAAATACTGGCTCCTGTCTCCGTCTAGCTGACAAGTAATACGTCCATGCCAACCTCCCTTGAGTTTGTTCTTGTCAACATTTATGTGTCTTTCGTTAGACTCTAAGTCTTCTTGCTCTTCACCTGCGAAGTCACCTTTGTTTATTTTGTTTCTTGCTATCAGTAACATCAGGTCTGCCTCTGCAGCGAGTCCAGTTTTACTACCTTCAATCATAGATTTATCTGGTGACGTTAACCCTTCTGCTGCAGCACTTAATTGTGACATCCACATTATCACACAGTTGTATTGCTTTGCTATGTTCCTTGCGTGTATTGCTGCATCCTTGAGATACAGATCTGTCCTATCTCCCTTACCTGTGGCAAACTTACTACCCATATCAAGAACTACAATGTCAGGCTCATAGGCTCTAATCACTGCCTCTGCCCATTCCATATCTTTACCTGAGCTATCTTTAATGAATATGTTTTTATCTACTAAGTCATAACGTGTAGCAGCTAAGACCATATTAGCTTGTACTTCACTAACACTCATACTTGTAGCAGCATTTAGATACCTAGCACCTACACGATGTGATGCTTCTTCATTACACAGTATAACACACTTAGCACCCTGATGGGCAAAGCCATTGGGTGCAGCTATAGTACTAGCATGGAAGCTAGTCTTACCTGTGTTAGGACGTGCAGCTACAACAACAAAGTGACCAGGACTTATGCCCTCTATATAACGTCCTAGTGATGGTATGTTCCACTTCCATTTAGATTGTTGGTCATTTAGTTTTAGTAATGTCTCTATACTTGTATCATCCCAATCGATGTTAAGCTTAGGTAAGAAGTTATCCTCGTAGTCACTGAGTATACTGCGTAAAGGTTCTAATCCAGAGCGTGAACCATTGACGTAATCAAAACCTATGTTAGCAATCTCTTCACCTACAACTTGCTGGAATAACTTAGACAATACATCCGTAGCTATATCTTTAGACAGTGGTTTCTCTCTGCCTACCTTATGAAACAAATCATTAAAGACTTGCTTGTTAGCTGTGGTCATACTGCTGTTGTTAGCTAAAAACAAAGCTTCTAATTCAGACGGTGTTAAACTCTTATCGTATGTTTCCATAGCATAATCTAGAGTCTGCTTTATCTTACGCACATCTTTGGTAAAGATCTTATCAGGGCATCGTATACCCTTATGATCGTCATAGAAATCTTTATCCATCATAGTACGGATCAAAGCTAGTTCCATCATGTGTGTCCCCTCTCTTTTAGTTTCAATTATAAGAAGCAGCTATTTGCTTCTGTCTTTTTCTATCTTGTATTTCCTTTTGTAGGTATGCACAATCCTCCTCTATGGATTTACGCACACGCTTGTTTAAGTTTTTAGATTTTAATTTATTCTCAATCTTATTTAGCTGTTCTTCTAACTCTCTAATCAAACTTTTTATCCTTGTTATAAACTCTAGCTAACTCTTCATCAAACTTTTTGTCTGACTCAAATATCTTACACGCCTCTAGCACTTCATCTACTGTCAAGTCAACGTATACTTTACCTAGCGGCACACGCTTATCTATTATTGCTGTCTTCACCATTTGTATCTCCTTGTATGCATGTTAGCCTTACTCCTACCCTACTCTCTGGTGTCATTGAATAGTACAACATATCATAGTTATTGAAACATTGATACATATCATCATACGTTCCTATCTTCCTGACTTCTGGCTCACCATTGAACAACCATATAAATACTAACGTCCACATCAGAACATCGGATTCATTAGGTCAAATCTTTCGTACCAACTGCTACCCTCTAAGGCTAACCACATCAGCACAGGCACACCCAGTATGAGTATTACACACACTAGGAATGCCCATCCTAAACCTTTTGTTGTGCAGTAATGTTCAGCCATAGTTTTTCCTATACTTCTTAGGGAAGTGCTCTTTGTTCAACCCTCTGCTAACTTGCTCTGCTGCCCACGAGTAGTTTACATTCCAGTGTCTCGCTGCATCAGCTATACTCTTGAAGTCTTTACCGTGTAGCCTACAAGCCCTGCCTCTCTGCTTTTGCGTTGGCTCTACCTTGATACGGATATGGCATGGTACATTCTTTGGTTGCATTATTTGTCTCCTATATTTCTTGGTGCATATACTTCACCGTTGTATTGGCTACCTGTTTCAGTGTCTGTTCCGAAGTTGAAGTACGCTAGTACTACTAGTAGTGCCATTATCCAGTAGAAGGTAACCTTAACCCACTTGATAAATGCTTCGTATGTTTGCTTTGCTTCTAGCTCTGCTGCTTCTCTTGGTTGCATACCCTTCATTAAACTATCTCCTCTAGTTTCTTTATGTCTGCGTCTACTTTATATTTAATATCATCATAGAGTCTTAACGCTATAGTTTCTAACCCTGTGTAAGCCTCTATCTCTCTCTTGTACTCTAGTGTTTTATATGCAGCGTCAGGGTCTAATGCTACAATAACCTTGTAAAAATTATCTAAATGTTGCATATTAGATACACTGAATGATGTACCTAGTATAGCCAAACCTGTTAGTCCAGGAAATAGTTTGGCTGCTACGGTAGCACTAATAACATCCTCAACCACTATTACCACACCACTAGGTTTACCTACAACACGAGTGAATACAGTAGGTGTCTTGTCATAACGCTTCCACTTAACTTGTCCTGCATAAGATGTGCATCTACCAACTGCCCCTACAAGTCTACCTTTGTCATAGATAGGAAATACTACTCGTGAGTCCATCACATCATACATCAAGTCCTCACCATACAAACCCCACCTGCCAATGAATCTTTCAAACTGCTTATGTTCTACAGTAGGTTTAACTACATACTCAGGCCAAGTAAATAACTCGTGCTCCGACTCAGGCTCTTCATACTGGTTAAGTCTACGTTGTATCTCTTCTGCTGTCATACCTGATGACACAACACCCTTAACTCTGCAGTCAAGCTTGTAACAGTTGTAAAGCAAAGTACCACCATCTCGTGTAGCAGTGAATGTGTTCTTACCTCTGCACACAGGGCAGTCACCTCTATGTCTATAATCTTCTTTTAGATCAAGGGTTTCTAGGTAGTTCCTAATGTTGTCCATCTCTGCTCCTCCGTTTATTTAATGCATTACTTGCGCCACTAAATGTGTTTACTAGGTATGGCTTGACTGACTCAGGGTTTACATGCCCTGTCACTTGCATCAACTCAAGAGTCTCAACACCTGCCTCTACCATCTCAGTGATTGCAGTCCTGCGTAGATCCATAGCTGTCAGTTTCTTTGGTAGTCCTGCAGCTTCCTTGACTTCATTGATTGCATCATCGATGTGGTCAATAGCGTATGGCACGTATGCACCTGCCACTGGTGTAGTCTTGGGTGCTACATAGTCTTGGAATCCAAAGTCCTGACTCTGTTGCCTGAGCATAGAAAGTAGATCATCAGGTATCGGCAAGTGCACATCAGCACCACGTTTACTTTGTGTTAAATCAATACGTTGTGCGCTGAAGTTAATGTTGTCCCAAGTCAAGGTACGCATATCTCCAACACGCTGCGCCCACTCGTATGCCATGTGCACAATCAATCCAATGCTACGCCACTTGAAGTTACCGTATGCTGTATCAAGAAAAGACACTACTTGATCACGAGTCCACTTGACCTTGCGTGGCTTAGTGCTCTTCGTCTTGATCAAACGCACTGGGTCATTATCCATTACGTCTAACCTCATGCTGTACTTCCATGCCGTAGACAAGACAGCCTTGCGGTAGTTAGCTGTGCGTACACCAGATACAAGCCACTTCTCGTAAGCCAGGTTAGTGTGTCTAGCTTTGATGCTGCGTACTGTGTAGTTACCTAAGAGCCTACCCTCTACATTAGTCTTAAGTATTACATCCAAGTGTGTCTCGTAGTCTTTCTGTGACTTAGCACTTAAGTTGCGAAAGTTATCGCTGTGTAAATAGAAATCTACAATAGCTGACAACTTCGATGTATGCTTAGGTATGTCTATCACTTTCTCCTCACTTTCCAATATACCCATGATTCCATGCAGTGACCTTTGCCAATCAGCATGTCAATCAAATAAACTATGTTAAGCCTTCCCTCCTTTTGCCACTGGTGGTTTCTTGCGCTGAACGTCTGATTGTTTTGGCCTCCTAGCATTACGTTTAGCAGCACGCTCATTGCTATCATTATCCGTTTTAGGTAAATCCGCAAGCCTGTCGGTAATATCATCATGTGGATCATCTTTCGGGTCAATTTCATCATCGGTTGTCATCTTCTTCGGTTCCTTCCATCGTCTTCACCTTTGTATGTATCATATACAAACCAGACAAACGCTAGAAGATAAACTACGATCATCAGTATAGGTATCTTAAACATTAGAACGCTGCTTCTACACGTTAATGTACTGATGGGTATTCATAACGTATTCAACACCCATCTCGTAGTCAGGACTTGTAGAGTATAGCTCTGCCAATGCATCCACTGTAGCTCTTACGTTAGTGTAGAACTGACCTGATGTATCCTGGTAGTCCTCAAAGTCATGGTTCACAGGTATGACTGTTACTACTTCTTTCCAGTGTTTCCATCTGTGATCCTCTGGCTTATCATCAGGGTTTAAACACTTACGATGTCTTTCATATACGAATATAACTGCATCGTTGTGCTCACCTACTTTTACTTTATACGTCTTGTCTTCTAACATTTTACTTCCTCCTCTTCTTAACGAAGCTTTCTACAATTCTTTTGTTACTGCATATAACAATGACATATCCATCTTTGTCATACGCTACCCATTTCTTTTTGCGTTGCATAATAATTAATTTATTCTTAGCTCTAGACATGCTAGTGTCTCGCTATTGTTTGATACTAACACAGCAGCCTCACTCATTGCTGCAACACACTCTTCCAAACTAGTGTAAGTCTCAACGTGATAGTACTTTACAGACTGAGAATTAACTAATAACTGCATCCATACTAATGCCCAAACCATTACGCTGCATCCTCTATCAATACATATCGTGTGTAGCGTTGGCCTGTCACTGGATGTGAACTCTTTACACCATCAATGCGATAACCTAGCTTGCGTAACTCACTGATACGAGCAGTGAATGATTGTATGCTGTAGTCAAGCAATGCCTCACGTTGTGTCAAACCTTTGGTTGCTTTGAGGTGGTTAATTATCTTTGAATATTGTGTAGTTTTAGCCATTGTCTGTCTCCTTTTCATTTAATTTGGCTTCTCTTATGCCTAGCATAATCTCTTCGCATATGTCCATCAATGTTCTAGTGGACTCTGGTGGTAAACTTATTGTTTCACCAGTGGCATCGTGTGTAAGAACGAGTCGGTTATTGTTCCACAATGTAGCTTGCCATCCGTAACCTAAACTTTCATTCTTTAATACTGTAGTGTAGCCATCATCTGATACGATTGCACCTTGTTTTGTCTTGTAGTTCATTGCTGTGTCTCCTTCTGTTTATCTGCAATGTCATGTACTCTATCCATGAATACAGCTAATGCCACATTAAAATCTGTAAGGCTACAGTTTTCTGCAACATCCCTAATATTGTCCCAGAAATCATACTTATGTGGTTTTCTTGCCACGGTTCCAGGATTTGGCTTGTTATCTATAACCTCCTTAGCTGCATCATCGATTGCTCCAGTAAATGTGTTAAGCCACTTGAGTAGGTTGGGCTTGTCCGTTGGTACATCTACCATGTTAGCACCAATCTTCTTAGCCTCAGCTTGTGTGCCTACCCATTCACCTTGCTTATTCATGTATAGTCTCATTTGCCTAGCACCCTCTGTAAATCTTCATCCGTTGTTTCTTTGACGTATACCCAATCGTATATACCTTCATCTGCGCCTAGCCGTGGCTTGAAGTATCCGACATCTCCTACCTCACCCATGACAACTTTTGCTGCGTTGGATGCATCGATGTCACTGTAGCCTAGAAACTGCACAGCTTTACCATTTTTATGATATGTTTTAACTTCCATTATTTGTACTTACCCTCACATCTAATCGCCAATTAAAACCTACCAAAGTTTTAGATGTTGCTAAACCTATATCTATTATGTGTTCTTGTATTACATCAGCAATTGTGTCTATTGTGTGATAGTCTAAGTCTTCTGCTGATATAACAATGTCTTTAAACTGTTGTTTTTTATAAGGCGTGTTCATTCCAGTATCTCCTCTAGTTGATTAATAATAGCATTGCCTTTACAGATTTTATCTACTGCTAGGTGTCTCTCCTCTTCAGTGTTAAACGGAGACACAGCATCTACTTCCAGTTGTTTGAAGCTAAGTGCCACGTTAACTATCTTCTGTCTGTTAAAAAATAAATCTTGTAGTCGCATTTTAATAGTCCTTATCCGTAACTTTTAATTTTTTATTGTGTAGCTTTTCTAGTTTACATAAAATTCTTTCTGCATTGCGTACAGCATGAGCCATGTTTAGCATTATGTGTCCATCAAACATAGTTTGTACACAATTATGCATATAAGTTTCACAAGTATCTCCATAGATGTGATTTATCCTTACAACAAATGCATCATACTCCACATCAGTAATTAGAATGTCACAAAAGTAGGCAACCTCATCCCAATTAGGGCGTTCTTTACCGTATAAATCTATTCTATCATACCAATAATGCGGTACATAATTTGGATACTCGTCTGGAGAAATGCAAGCAGGGAATCTGCCATCTTCTTTAAAGTCTTGAGTAAACATACCCTTACTATGTAAGACTACCTTTTTCCTGTTGATAACATATTCATATGTCTCACCATAATCATGATTATTTTGTGCTGAGTGACCCATCAGGTAGTTTATAGCACTTCTAGTTGTTTCTTGAGTATCATCCATTTTAATAGTCCTCCTCTAATCCTGACCATATGTATGCTAGGTATCGCCAAAAGGTTTTACCAAATGCTTCATTCATTATGTCTTCTAGTTCTTGTTCAGTCATTGTCTTCCTCCTATGCTCTGTTGAACTCATACACAGCCGTAGCAAACCCTCGTGGTGTTGCGCTGCGTATATCTTTGGTACGCTTAGACTTACCGCCTAGCTTTAGGTGTTGTGCACTGTAGCCGTTGGGCTTGCACGTTGGTAACCTGTGAGGCATACGGAAAGATTCGCTAGTCCATAGACAAGTCTTCTTAGTGTATGCATCTTTGGGTGCAATGTGATCAGGCCATCGTGGGTGCTCTGCTTCATCGTCAGGTATGTACTCGCCATACTCATACGGATGAAAACTGTAGTCAGGCTTACGCCACTTGGTTGCAAGTACTGATACTGGGTTTTCTATGAAGTAAGGTATACCTAACTCATTGAACAGCCTAGCACACCGCACAGCATGTTTCACTGCTTTGTCTTGGAATCCTGGATTTGCCTCCTCTTTACGCTTGAAGTGTGCTGCACCTGATACAGCCAAGTCTGTACAGACAGGAAATGCCATGCCAAATACTACACGTTTTGTATTAGGTATGGTGTCGTTACCTTGTAATTCACTAAGCTTAAACTCTAACTCTATATCTAACAAAGTTTTTCTGTCGTGTAAGTCAGCATGTCTGTAGTGTATTGATCCTACATGTTCATCATTTTTGTTACCGTAGCCTTCGATAGTCCAACCCTCATGTTGAATATCAAATGCGTAACAAGTGTAACCATTCTTGGCCCAAGGCTTGAGTGCCTCACCAGTGTAGTCGTATAGACTAATTACTATTCCCTTGCTCATTACTAGTCTCCTTCATCTCTCTTACTAGTGCAATAAAAGCATCTATTGTTTCGTAGTCTGCCTTGTCATACTTTTCTGTTAAGTCACTTAAGACATAAGCTTTCAAGGTTTTAAAGTCTAAGCTATTAACATAAACAATGACAGACTTAAGTAACTCCTTTTCTCTGTAGCTCATCCCTCTTGTTCCTCCAATAAGTTGATAACTCTAGTCGTATGTATTCTAGATCAGGATAGTCAAGAAAGTCTTGCTGTATGTTATGCAAGTATGTACTATCCTGCCCTATCGTAGCTGTGTTACGCTCAGGTTCACCTTTGTATTTTACAATTACATCAACGAACATTTTAATCTCCTACAAGTTTCCATGTTCCTATTTTATTACCGTTGTAATCCCATATTGCTTTGGTTCGTTCAACACAGTCAAACTCGTCAACATCTCTCGCTATTCTTTTAAGTATATTAGATAGCTCAAAATGTTTTGCCTCTACAAAAGCATCATTGTCCATGTTTATTTCACATTCAAATTTCATGTTTGTCTCCTCTCGTCTGCTCTATCCGTATATGTACAGTAACCATCGTCAATTAGTCGTTTAGCTGTACGTCCAAACCACCCTTGCAAACGCCACGCTAAACCAGTGTCAATCAGGTATTGCCATGCTGCTGTCTCTTCCTCAAGATCAGCCATGACTAGCTGCTCACAAATTTGAACAGCTAATTCTGGTGTGAAGTTATACTCTTTCATTTGTCTAATCCATCCTTGTTATAAAGTGCTTACCATTTGGTAGTGGTAGCGCCACGATAGCGTACTCGTAGAAGTATGCATAGCCATGCTTAGTAATCATTCTACCCATGTATGGTAAATCTGCATCTTCTTCGTGTTCAGATACGTAGTCACCTTCCTCGTTTATCGTGCCTTTAAACTCATACAATCTGCCACAGCCATATCTATCAGTCATGAACTGCACTATGTCTGCATCATTATCGTTGCCTACATATTCAGCAACCCACATTGGCAGTACCCCTAAAGTTTCTGCAATTTGACCATCGCTGTATTCAGGGTGTGCTTTGTTGTTAGTGGCTAGCGTTAGTTGTATCATTATACTATCTCCTCTGTTTTCATGAACCCTTCTCTAGCTTGCTGATCAGTTAGCTTGTACTCTATGCCTGTCTTTAGGTCTTGCACAATCCAAGGCATCTTACGTGCTTTACTCTTGTAGCCTACCAAACTGAAAGACATACCTTGATAGTCGTGTATCTTAGACGTATCCAAACCCATTAGTTTAGCCATCTGTGTCAAGTCTTTCTGTTCTTTAGTCTCTGCTCCATCAAGTAATACATTTACTTTGTATGTAGCCTCGCCACCATTGTAGGTACAGCTACCCACATTGATCTTAGCAATCGGTATATCAATTGCCTCATCAAATGGATGCGCTAATAGTATACTCTGCATTTCAGCACGTAGATTTTTTAGTTGCTGTTTAGTAAAGTTAGTCATTTGTAATCCTCCTTATATGTCTACTACAAATCCTGTTGTGTCTTTCTTGGCTTTACCCTTTGCGTACAATGCCACAATGGAATTGCTAGGGTCAAGAAAGCGTAAGTCATCTTTGTCTCCGTCTGTCACATTTATGCCACGCCACTGTGGTAGCTTGTACTCCCTACGGAATACCACAGCCGCATTCATACCATTGTCGAGTGCGTCTTGTAGCTTGGCAGCATACTGGATATTCGCACCTGAGTAAGACCACGTTAAGTGATAGTTTGGTATGTCCTTAGTCTTTCTGTTAGAAATCTTGGTGTAGTCATAGAATTGTACTTCGGGAAACTCCTCAAATATATTACCCATGTAATCTGCAAAATCTATGAATTGACCTAGCTTGATTGTCTCCCAACGTATGTCTGTCGTGCCGTTCAATCTAACACATGGTTGTATACCACGCATTCTGCAATATTTACTAAACTTCCATATGTCTTTATACAAATCGTACATAAACTTATCTCTATCTCTGTAGAATAATTCAGTTTTACGCATTCGTGCAGCTTGCACATTGTTGAACGCTCCACGGCCAGCACTGTATAAACAAGCGTCAACACAGCTAGCTTGTCCAGCCATAGGGCAAGAGTTGAATTGCTTACCATCAACCATAACTTTCCAAGGTGTCATATATAGGATAGCTGTTAGGTATTCGCTACCATCACCCTTGATAGTTTTGGCATTAGTGCCTACTCCTAATAGTTTGTAATTACTCATTTGGTAAACCTCCTATTTAACAAAACTATTTATGTTTCCGTCTTCTGTTATTTCACTAATCAAACCACCAAGACAATTACGAATTGTTATATGTCCATGTTTTTGATTTAACTGTTTAACTTCTGAAACGTATCGCTCTTTATCAACATTAGGTGCGGTAATGGCTAACGCTTTTGTTTGATCATAACCTTTGTAAATATAATATGTAATTACATTCATTGTCTGTCCTCCTTGTGTTACTTCATGAGGGTGCATCTACTTGGGAGGTTTTCAGATACACCCACAAAAAGTAACTTGATTAGTATAGTCACACCCTGAACCCATGCGTCAAGAGCGCAAGAATAGGTTGGCCTATCTTAGCTCAGGGTGTAACCGAATAGTCACAATCTGTTAGCTCTAACGTGTGCACATCTGTGTACTGTGCATAGTAACCACCCTTTAAGAGCACCCTATAGCCAGGCATAAATATACCAGTCCTGGCCTTGCAGGTTAGCCCATGCAATTAAGCAAAATCGGCAAGATACGTTCATCACGAGTATACTATCAGGCATACTAGCTGTCTTAAGTTATTCTATAATCGTTATTCGTTGTTTGTGTTTCTTTCTAGTTAGTTTGTAGTCGTTTAGTCGTTTAGTTATTTGATAGGGCGTTTCACCGTATCCGTCTGAAGGTGTCTGCATCTAATCAAGATCAAGAGTTTTTAAACTTACTTTGACTAGAAGTTTTACGCTTCCGATGAAACTACGATAACCCGAACATTAATTGGATTGCAATAGTTTTTTTGCAGATTGTGTGCAGATTGTAGTTAAGCTATTGATATTAAATAAAAAGAATTTGCAGATTGTGTGAAAATAGTATGTATATCAATATTTGTGATCACAAAAGGTGTGTGTGTATGTGCATCGTATGGGGTGTATTTGTGATCACAGCTATAGGGGTATGCTTTTTTGTGATCACATTACAACTATTGAAGCTATATCAGTAGCAAAACATAGCAAAAACAATAGTTTATATGTTAAATTAATAGCTAAAACTAATTTAGAATAGTTCTAAAAGTAAAAACCACATTAAAAAACCCATAAAAACAAGGCATATGACATTTTATTTATAGGGTACAGGCGTGGGCCACGGTGGGGGTATACGTTATACGTATATGTACAAATACACACACGAGGTTTTTTCACTGAGTTACGCAACGTAAACTGTTGACAGGCTCTTGACAGTGGCTATAACTATGGGGGACTAGGGGGCATGTTAAACATTAATGTTATTACATAACAAAGATAATTAAATATATATCATATAAACATTAAATGTTTAACATAGGGGTAGCTATCCCCTATACTAGTAACGATAAGAAAAGTTGTTGACACTTTTCAAGCATTAATGTTACACTTACGTTAGTTACAAACAATATAATAACTATACAACTTTTTGTAGCTACGTGTGTAGACTGTCTGTGTAAGTTTAAACCACAGTGTCTCCTCCTCCCTCTATGTAGTTTGTACTTAGGACTGGTAGTCTACACACGTATTTGTTGTAGTTTATGTAAAGTTTTTCTTGACAATGCAAACCAAAGGCGTAAAACTATACGCATCCGAAAATGTATTACATGACTTCTATGATGCATTAGCTAATAATGACGCTAGTGCCATACGTAAAGTTCACATTCCAAAGTCGGATGTGTTTTACGTTAGAGAAGCAATATATAATCGTACTGGTGAGTGGTATACACTGGACCATGTAGAACGTGCTATGTATCTTGAAGGTATGTTAACTAGATATGAGGTACTAGATCCAGACAGGGAAAGAGAGTATGGATAGCAATATGAAATTACCTATAGCACTTGTAGTTGCGATGGGTGTACAACTAGCAGGCGGTGTGTGGTGGGTATCACAACAAGCTGCTACTATAGCGAGTCTAGAAGAAGCAGTATCACAGTTTGCCAGTAAAATGGCTGTAGAGGATAGTGTTAATCTCAAGCGTGACGTAAAAGAAAACATGGATTACATTGATGGTGCGTTTGCTGAGATAGAAGAATTGTGGGAAGAAACAGAAAGTTTGACTCTTACGATAGGCAAGATTACTGCTTTACAACAAAGACTGGCCCTGTTAGAAAATACTATGAAGTTTATGAATCGTGATCACATGGAAATGAAAGACCCAAGGAAACAGTATGGCTACGACTAAGGATGTAGAGCGACTCCCCAGTGGCAAGTTAAAGTATCGGGGTGAAACATACCCGGGATACAACAAACCAAAGAAAACACCTGGCGCTGCAAAGAAGTCAGCCGTGTTAGCCAAGAAGGGTGACGAAGTAAAGGTAGTTCGTTTCGGTGATCCTAATATGAGTATTAAGAAAGATAATCCTGAAAGACGTAAGAGCTTTAGAGCTAGACATAATTGTGATACGGCAACTGACAAGTTTACTGCAAGATATTGGAGTTGTAAAGCATGGTAAAAAAAGCTAAGAGTAAAGTTAATGCTGCAGGTAACTACACTAAACCGACAATGCGTAAGAACTTATTTAACAGCATCAAAGCAGGTGGTAAGGGTGGAGCGCCTGGACAATGGTCAGCACGTAAAGCGCAGATGCTTGCCAAGCAATATAAAGCCAAAGGGGGAGGATACAAAACATGAAACAAAATACAGGATATCATCCTGGGGGTAGCGTAAGACGCATGCCTAGAGGTATGTCACGTTTTAATAGAATGGGTAGACCAACGGGTAGACCAATGCGAAGAGGTAGACCTACATTAAGAAAACCACAAGTAGCTTCTCGTATTAATGCACCATCTATAGGAACACCTTCAACGAGAAGAACACCTCCATCAATGGCAAATCCAATTAGTAGATTTAACCAAGCTAATAGAAGATCATTAGGTAGATTAAATCAAGGTATGGCAAATCCAGTTCAAGCAAAATATACATATGCTAATGGTGGTCTAACTAAGTCTACTTCAGAGTTAAACACTGGTTTAAAAAAAGCAAGAGAAAGTAAATAGAGGGTTTGTTTTATGTTTAGATACCTAAAAAGATTGTGGTGTGCGATTATCAATCGTAAGTGTCACCCAGATTGTGATTGCTGTTAAGAAATGAGAGCGCCTCAGAAGTCATTAAAGAAGTGGGGTGACCAGAAGTGGAGGACCAAAAGTGGTAAACCCTCTACGCAAGGCCCTAATGCTACTGGTGAACGTTACCTCCCTTCTAAGGCTATTAAGTCTCTTAGCAGCAGTGAGTATGCCGCTACAACCAGAGCTAAACGAAAAGGCAAGGCGTCAGGTAAGCAGCATGTATCTCAACCTAAGAAAGTCGCAGATAAAACTAGACGATTTAGAGCGAACAAAGGTGGTGTCGCTAAAAGCCCAAAGCAACAAGCGGCTATTGCTATTAGTATGAAAAAACGTGGCGTTAAACCGAAAGGAAAAAAATGACTTTAACAAAATCTAATAAGAAAAAAGTAAAAGGTGTTATTAAGGGTTTAAATAAAGCTGTAAAAACACACCAAGGTCAAGCAAAGACTTTAAAAGGTATAGTTGGTAATGGCAAAGCAAAAAGACCCAAAAGTAGGAACAGGTAAAAAACCTAAAGGGTCTGGACGTAGATTATACACAGACGAGAACCCTAAAGATACTGTATCAATTAAGTTTGCTACTATGGAAGACGCAAGAGCTACCGTAGCTAAAGTAAAAAGAATAAAGAAGCCTTACGCAAGAAAAATCCAAATATTGACCGTAGCAGAACAACGTGCTAAAGTCATGGGCAAGACAGCGATAGCAAATGTCTTCAAACAAGCTAAAGCAGAATTGCGAAGGAAACATAAGAAAGATGCCGTATCTACAAAGTAATATACCGTACTTCAAAGCATGGGTACGTAGAGAATACACGAAGAATTTAGAAGAATATCACGGAGAGTTTTTACATTGTATGGTCATAGGTGTAACCACCATGCCAAACAGAACGTTAAGCTTTCAAGTTATATTTACTGGATGTGAGTCAGACTTTGATGACTCAGAGAATGTACATGGTGGTGCGATGTGGGCAAGGATGCCTCTGACTGCACTTGTAGCTGATACCCCCTTAGAGGAATGGCCTGAAGAGTTACCACCATATATGGCACAACCTTGGGATTGTATGTCTCATACACACTCAGTATATAAATTAGAAAGAGCAACTCCTGCGCCTTGGATAGCTAAAGTAGACGGTGAGTTCTACCCTGCTAAATATTATTTTACAGTAGACTATACCGACAGTGAAGTAGCAGATGATCCTGCACAACATAAACAGTCACACGTTCTGGAGTTGTTAGATGCAGGTGAATACACAGGTAACATAGTTGCGTTGCCCAATAATAGAGTGAGAGTAACTCACCCTGCTTGGTTTGAAACAGGTCAAGGCGCTCCTGACTTTAGGCCAAATCAAAACATATATAACTCAAAAGAAGACGTAGACTATGTATGGGATACGCAACGAGTATTTAACAATTTATATAGTGAGGAAGAACAATGAAAAAAATGAAGAAAAAAGGCTACTCAGCAGGTGGCTTAAAGATGGTCAAAAACAAAGAAGGGAAGATGGTTCCTTTCTACGCTGCAGATGGCAAAGGTAAAATGGCCAACGGTGGTATGGCTAAAAAGAAAAAGAAAAAGGGTATGGCTAATGGCGGTGCTGCTATGAAGAAAAAAGGCATGGCTAATGGTGGTATGACTAAAAAGAAAAAAGGCATGGCTAACGGTGGCGCTGCTATGAAGAAAAAAGGCATGGCCAATGGCGGCACTGCTATGATGAAAAAGAAAAAAGGTATGGCTAACGGTGGAGCCATGATGAAAAAGAAAAAGGGAATGGCTAACGGTGGAGCCATGATGAAGAAGAAAAAGGGTATGGCTAATGGTGGTGCTATGAAAAAGAAAAGTTATTCTAAAGGTGGCACAACTTATATCGACATGCGTAAATCAGGATTGTTTAGATAATGTCAGATTTAACTAAAGAGCAAACAGATGCTATAGAAGCGTTGGGTTATACTGTTATAGGTAACACAGCGTTAGATATTAATAAAGCCATTGTAATGGATAAACCAGATAGAGATGGTGGTTTTATAACGGAAGTACCAGAGTTAGAAGCTATTATTTCTGGTGCAGCCACTGTTGAAACTGTACGTGCAAGAGATGAAAAAGGTCACTACATTGCAGACGATCCTGCTACGCCTGAGAATGAAGCTTGGACAACTAAAGTAGTTAAAAAAGTTAAAGGCAAAAAGTGACAATACTATCAGACGCTAAATTTTTCTCAGCAGCTAAGGATCTTAGTGCAACTTCGGGTGGGGCTAGTGGTAACGTTATATACACTTGCCCCAATAATTATATTAGTCTGATTAGATTTTTACATGTATCAAATGGGGCATCTTCAACTAAGAAGTATAGCCTTCAATGGTTTGAAGCTTCAACAACAACTTATCATTTAATTGTAGATGAGGGTAGCCTTGCAGCTAATACGCTACAAAACGTAATAGAGGGTGGGTCATATCTTGCCCTATCTGCAGGAGACAAAATTGTAGGTTTTGAAGAGTCTAGTTCAGACTTTCAGGTAACACTCTCTGGAGAAGAACATTACCAACCTACATAACGGCTATTCCGTATTGTCTCTACTAACTTAACTTCATTTATGTACAACTATGTATGCTCAAAAAAAAAGGGCTAACATAGGAGTACAAACAAATTAACAAACAAATAATGATTTTAATGATGCTAGGAGTGCTTTTGGAGGAGGCTCGTGGACCCAGTAACAATTATCGGTGGTGCAACCGTAGCTTTCAATGCGTTGAAGAAAGGCTTTCAAGTAGGTAAAGACCTACAAAGTATGTCAGGACAGTTGACCCAATGGGCAAGTGCTATGAGTGATCTGTCTTATGCTGAACAAAAAAATAAGAACCCTCCTTGGTGGAAAGCACTTAACGGACAGTCTGTGGAGGCCGAGGCCTTGGCTATTTTCACTGCCAAGAAAAAAGCACAGGCCATGCGCCAGGAGCTAAAAGATTGGATCTCGTTTAGTATGGGTCCTTCAGCCTGGGATGAACTGGTAGCCACTGAGGGACGTATACGTAAACAAAAGAAAGAGCAAGAGTATCGCAAAGCAGAGATACAAGAAGCTATTGTAACTTGGGGTGTAACAGGTTTGCTTTTACTTACAGGGCTTGGTATCTTTGGCTTTATATTATATATGGTGACATAAATGACAAGAAATTTAACTGAGAAGCAACAAAAGTTCCTTGAGGTTTTGTTTGACGGTGCAGGTGGCGATGTTGTACAAGCTAAGAAACTAGCAGGGTACGGTGATGGCACTAGCACTACATCTATTGTAGAATCATTGAAAGATGAGATAGGTGACAGAACACGTAGTTACTTTGCACGTACTGCACCTAAAGCTGCTATGGCTATGGTAGGTGCATTAAGTGATCCTACAGAACTAGGCATACGAGATAAGATGTCAGCAGCTAAAGACTTACTTGATCGGGCAGGACTAGGTAAAGTAGAAAGAGTAGATGTATCGTCATCTAGCGGTGGCGTATTTATACTACCATCTAAAGAAGGGACAAACGAATAGCTAAATACCGTGAGTCATTAGGATACTGGGAATTACCTAAACCACACAAGGGTGCAGAAAAAGATTGGCACATAATAGCTAGAGTAACTAGGACAGTGCCTTTCGGATATAAAGTGCATCCTGACAATGACAAGATACTTGAGCCTATTGTAACAGAGTTAGAAGCATTAGAGCTTGCAAAGAAACATCTTATGCAGTACTCTTACAGAGAAGTAGCACTGTGGTTAACAAAACAAACAGGTAGGTACATATCTGATACAGGGCTAAAGAAAAGAGTAGACATTGAGCGAAAACGTAAGAAAGCAGCTACAATTAAACGGAAGCTTGCCCAAAGGCTCGAAGAAACGCTACAAGAAATCAAGAAGCTTGAAGAAGAATGTATCGGAGCCTACACAAGCAGAGCCAACGAAGCAAGAGCCTGAAGTAGAAGTTGTAGCAGCAGAAGTCAAAGCACCTGAGTTTGACGTTGATATTGCACAGGAAATAGTATTTAAACCAAACCCAGGTCCACAGACAAACTTCCTATCCGCATCTGAAAGGGAAGTTTTGTACGGTGGGGCGGCTGGCGGTGGTAAAAGTTTTGCGATGCTGGCTGACCCACTTCACGGTTTAAATGATTCTAACTTCAGTGGTCTACTTGTTCGCCATACTACTGAGGAACTTAGGGAACTTATACAGAAAAGCCAAGAACTTTATCCTAAAGCTATTCCTGGCATCAAGTGGAGCGAACGTAAGTCACAGTGGATTGCACCTAGAGGCGGTAGACTGTGGATGTCGTACCTCGACAAAGACATGGACGTAACACGATATCAAGGTCAAGCGTTTAACTGGATTGGCTTTGACGAACTTACACAGTGGCCTACACCCTACGCTTGGGATTATATGAGGTCACGACTTCGTTCAGCATTTAGTTCTCAGCTAGGTTTGTATATGAGAGCTACGACAAACCCTGGCGGTAATGGACACCAGTGGGTCAAGAAAATGTTTATTGATCCTAGCCCTCCTAACGATTCATTCTGGGCAACAAATATTGAGACAGGAGACACGATAAAGTTTCCTAAAGGGCATAGTCGAGAAGGACAGCCCTTGTTTAAACGTAGGTTCATACCAGCTAGTTTATTTGACAATCCATATTTGTCAGACAGTGGTGATTACGAAGCAATGTTATTATCATTGCCTGAGCATCAAAGAAAGCAATTACTAGATGGTAACTGGGACATAAACGAAGGAGCAGCATTTCCTGAATTTGATAGAAGCATACACGTTGTGGAGCCATACGATATTCCAAGATCTTGGGCTAGATTTAGAGCTTGCGACTATGGTTACGGCTCCTACACTGGAGTCTTATGGATTGCTGTTTCACCAAATGAGCAATTGGTTGTCTACAGAGAGCTATATTGTTCTAAGATTACAGCTACAGATTTAGCGGATATGATTATAGAAGCTGAATCAAATGATGGTACTATGAGATACGGTGTGTTGGATTCATCCCTCTGGCATAAAAGAGGTGACACTGGCCCATCACTTGCAGAGCAAATGAACATGAAGGGATGCAGATGGCGTCCTTCAGATCGCTCTCGTGGTTCTAGGGTTGCTGGTAAGAACGAAATGCATCGTAGGTTGCAGGTGGACGAGTTCACTGAGGAGCCTAGACTCGTGTTCTTTTCCACCTGCACGAACACTATAGCACAAATACCAGCTATTCCGTTAGACAAGAAAAATCCTGAAGATGTAGATACAAATTCTGAAGATCACTTGTACGATGCACTACGTTACGGTATAATGACTAGACCAAGAAGTTCTATATGGGATTATAATCCTGCAACCCAACGCTCTGGCTTTCAAATGTCAGACCCTACTTTTGGATATTAAATATGAAATCATTTGTTGTTGTAATAAGTATGTGGGGTAACACAGGCACAGAATGGGTTTACACAGGTAATCAATACATAATGCAAGAATTATTTACTAAAGAGCAATGCCAACAAATAGTGCAAAATTCTAATTGGGAAAAGCATGAGCAGAATGAATACTATGGTTTACAGTTTGATTGTTTTAATAAGGATGACCGATAATGGCAGAAATAGATGATATATCTTTTGACACAGATGATGTAATAGCAGCAGAGACTGAAGAAGATAAACTTCTTGAAAATGTTAATAGTATTGTTACATTTGTAGGAGATCGATACAAACGTGCAGAAGATGCTCGTTTAGGAGATGAAGACCGTTGGATGAGAGCCTATCGTAACTACAGAGGTATGTACGGACCAGACGTTCAGTTTACTTCATCAGAAAAATCAAGAGTGTTTGTAAAAGTAACTAAGACAAAAACACTAGCTGCTTATGGTCAGATAGTAGATGTTTTGTTTGGTAGTAACAAGTTTCCTCTTTCTGTAGATCCATCTATATTACCTGATGGTGTAGCTGAGTCAGTGCATATTAATCTAGATCCTAATGCAGAAAAAGCTTCAGAAGAATTAAAGACAACGTTTACCACAGAAACAAACAAACCATATCTTATTACACCCGACACAAAATTAAAACCTGGTGAAACATTATATGATTTAGAAAAAAAGATGGGTAGTGTAAGTGATAAGCTATCATCTGTTTCAGAAAAAGTAATTGAAGGTGATGGCACAACCCCTACAAGCGTAACATTCCATCCTGCTATGGTGGCAGCTAAAAAGATGGAAAAGAAAATACATGATCAGCTACAAGAGTCAGGCGCAACAAAACATCTAAGATCTATGGCCTTTGAGATGGCATTGTTAGGCACAGGTGTAATGAAAGGTCCGTTTGCAGTAGATAAAGAGTATCCTAACTGGGATGACAATGGTGACTATGATCCATTAACAAAAACTGTTCCTTCTACTAATCATGTAAGTGTTTGGAACTTTTATCCTGATCCTGAAGCTACATCTATGGATGATGCTGAATACGTTATTGAAAGACATAAACTTTCTAGGAATCAATTACGTGCTTTAAAAGACAGACCTTACTTTATTGAAGATGCTATTGAAGAAGCTGTATCTACTGGTTCAGACTATATTCGTAAGCATTGGGAAATGAAAATGGAGGATGACGATAGTTACGGAGGATCTTACAGTGAAAGATGGGAAGTGCTAGAGTTTTGGGGTTATGTAGATAAAGATATACTAGAGGTAAATGGTATAAAAATACCTAAAGAACTACAGGACTTGTATGAAATAAGTGCTAACATCTGGACAGTAAACGGTAAAGTTATTCGATGTGTACTAAATCCATTTAAACCAGCACGTATACCGTATTACGCAGTACCGTTTGAGCATAATCCTTACTCCTTCTTTGGCGTAGGTATTGCAGAAAACATGGATGACACACAGACTTTGATGAACGGTTTTATGCGAATGGCTGTTGACAACGCTGTGCTTTCTGGTAATCTTTTGATTGAGATTGACGAAACCAACTTAGTACCAGGTCAAGACCTAGCTGTACATCCTGGTAAGGTCTTTCGTAGACAGGGCGGTGCGCCTGGTCAAGCAATCTTTGGCACTAAGTTTCCAAACGTTGCAGGTGAAAATATGCAGCTATTTGATAAGGCAAGAGTATTAGCAGATGAGTCAACTGGTTTCCCATCTTTCGCTCATGGTCAAACAGGCGTTACTGGAGTTGGCCGCACTGCTTCTGGTATTTCTATGCTTATGTCTGCTGCCAACGGTAGCATTAGGACTGTTGTAAAGAATGTAGATGATTATCTTATTTCACCTCTAGGTAAAGCTTTCTTTTCTTTTAACATGCAGTTTGATTTTGATGAAAGCATAAGAGGTGACTTAGAAGTTAAGGCTAGTGGTACAGAAAGTCTCATGGCTAATGAAGTACGTAGCCAACGCTTGATGCAGTTCTTACAGGTAGCACAGAATCCAGTGCTTGCTCCGTTTGCAAAAATGGATTACATTATTAGAGAGATTGCTAAAAGTATGGATCTTGACCCTGATAAAATTACTAACTCGATGCAGGATGCAGCTATACAAGCTGAGATAATGAAGGGCTTCCAACAACCTATGCAACCACCGCCAATGCCACCTGAAGGTGCTCCAGCAGGTGCAGACGTCCAAGACCCAACTGGTGCAGGTGGCGGTAATATTGGAACAGGTATAGCCCCTGCTCCTGAAGAACCAGGGTTTACTGGTAATGTCGCTTAAATCTTTTGTAAATAATAAAAAAGAGTGGGATGCATTCTGTGAAGAAATAGATTCAGAGATTGCAGATCTACATAAACGTTTAGAGCAATCAGAAAGTATAACAGAGATACATCAAACTCAAGGCGGTATACGTGCGCTACGCAGATTAAAATATATGAGGGAAAAAGTTAATGGCAGTAAATAAAGAAGAAGACCAAATGATCATGGCTTTTATGGTGGACGATGGTAAGGATGTAGATCCTGTATCAGGTAACGAAGTGCCACCAGGTTCTTTAGCTAAAGAAGTAAGAGATGATATTCCTGCACAATTATCAGAAGGTGAATATGTAGTACCTGCTGATGTTCTTCGTTTTTATGGTATGAAGTTCTTTGAAGATTTACGAGAGAATGCTAAGATAGAGTTAGCTAGAATGGAAGCAGAGGGACGTATTGGTGGACAACCTGTGGATGCAGCAGTAGGTGGCTACATGACAGGACAACCTACTCAATCAACAACACCCGATCCGTATGAACAGCAGAGGATGATGTATAGACAAGGCGCACCTGTTGCTATGGGTAATGCAGGTTATTTTCCAGGCGGCACTGTAGGTTCTAGTATATTAAGTCCTACGTTTAATCCTGGAAATCCTGCTGGAAACGCAGCAAACACAAATATAAATACAAACATACCAGAGCCTATAGTAGAAGATGGTATAACTTATATGCCACCTAGTAACTATTATGTAGGCTCTACCTTATTTGGTTCTGCACCTAGTCTTAAACCTCCGTTTACTCCTGTAACTTTGTATGGACCCAACGGTGAAATAGTTACAGCTAATACTCAGGCAGAGTATGACAATTACATAAGTCAAGATTATAAAACAACACAGACTGTTACTGAAGAACCCACTGTAACTGGATCAGATAACGATGATATAAATCAAGAAGTAGCAAACCTAACAACTATTGAGCAACAAGCTGAAAGAGATGCTTACGCTGAAAAATTTGAAAGTGCGTTAGCAGGTACAGCTAGTGAGCAAGACTATATAAATATATATGGCAACTTAGCTTCTCAGCAAGCAACTCTCACTGGCATGGCTGGAATGAATCCTCTGGTTGCTCCTGTAATACTTAAAACAATAGCAGACAAGAAAAAATTAAACGCTGCTCTAGAAAAGAAATATGGAGCCGACTGGAAGACAGATCCAAAATATTCAGACTTAGCCGCAAAGTTTAAAGAAATAGATGAAATGAGTATGGCAGACAGACTTAAAGCAGGGTTTGGTCAGTTTAAAAAAAATATGAGTGAAATTTTTAAAGACAAAGAAGAAGAGAAATATGTGCCTCAATATAGTGTGTATGGACTTTCTATGGGTGGACCACAGCCAACAGTTCAAGATCTAAGTGATAAAATTGGTTTTGATATTTCAGATACTAGCCTCAACTCTAATGGTCATGTAACCCTGTTATCAGAACAAGAGCAAAGAAATTTTGATGCTGCTGTAAGAATGGGTAATGGTTCAGTAGCTAGACACTACGCTATAATAAATGCATCTAGAGTAAAACGTTTACTAAGGGATGGTTTAAAAGAGGGTTTAACTGACTCTGAAAGAGAAAAGCTTGGTCTTGATAAAGATCCTGATCCTGTAATAACTCCAGTTCAACCTGAAACAGAAGCATCAAGTGATGATGATCCTCCAGCACAAATATATACGCCAGAGGAGACACAGGCATTTAGAGATCAAACAGAAGGCACTTTTAAATCTGTTGATGAACTGGATAAAGAAGAAAAGGAAATATATCCTGGTGGTATTGGTATAAACAAAGGTGGACTAATAGACAGACCAAAAAAGAAGAAGAAAAACAAAAAGTAATTCCATATAACAATAAGGATACCCAGCTTCGGCTGGCCCCATCATAAGGAGAAACAAAATGGTAGAACAAACAGCAGCAGCAACGGAAGAAGCAAAGCCTATAATGGTAGACTCTGCAGCACATCGTAGAAATGCTAATCGTGCAAAGCAAGATGAAGAAGAGTTAAAAAAACTTTTAGAAGAACACACAGGTGTTTCAGATGAGAAAGAGGAATCCAGTAGCGAAACTGTTAAGGACACCGAAGTTCAGGCAGAGAGTAGTTCAGAACAAAAAGAAGAACCAAAAGCCGAAGCACAAGAAGAAGCTACAGACGATGACCTAAGTGCAGAAGAAAAAACATTTAAGCAACGTTACGCTGACATTCAGCGACACATGCAAGACAAAGCTGAAGAGCACAAGAGAGAAATAGAAAAGCTGAAAGGTCAGCTAGACTCAGCAGCTAAGAATGAACTTGTTCTTCCTAAGAGTGATAAAGAGATAGAAGCTTGGTCTAAGAAGTATCCTGATGTGGCAGGTATAGTGGAAGCCATAGCAGATAAGAAAGCACAAGAGCGTTCACTAGATATAGACAAACGTTTGAAGGAAGTAGAAGAGTTACGTATAAATGCTAAACGTGAAAAGGCTGAGGCTGAGTTACTGAGCATACACCCTGACTTTCAAGATATACGTGCAAATGATGAGTTTCATGGATGGGCTAAGGCTCAACCTAAGTGGGTGCAAGACGCACTCTATGAGAATGTTGATGATGCTAAATCTGTAGCAAGAGTAATTGACTTGTATAAAGCAGATAATAACATCACTACAAACAAACGTGACACTAGCGAAAAAGATGCAGCCAAGGCTGTAAAAGCCCGTGTTCGTAATACACCAGAGGCTGATGAAAGTAAATCATACCTTCGTGAGTCTGAGGTTAAAAAGATGTCCACTAGGGAATACGAAAAGCGTTCAGATGAAATTATGGAAGCTATCCGTAGTGGTAAGTTTATTTATGATTTATCTAAATAATTGCTTGACAACTAAAAAATCATAAGTATAACTACTAACATGATAAGAGTGACTTATGTGTCACTCTATCGTGACTAACACTAAGCCACAACAAAGAACTACCCTGAAGTATAGGCCCAACGCTATGAAGTCGGCCAACTGATTAGCATGTTGATACCCTAATATGAACGGCCTCTTTTGTGGATATGACGTGTACATTTTAACATAGCCATATCTATATAAGGAGAAACACAATGGCTTTCGCAACAGCAGCAGGTTATGGCAATTTACCCAATGGTAACTTTTCGCCAATAATCTATTCCAAGCAGGTACAACTTGCGTTTCGCAAGAGTGCCGTAGCTAATGCGATTACAAACTCTGATTATTTCGGAGAGATCGCAAATCAAGGTGATACTGTGAAAATTATCAAGGAGCCAGAAATTTCTGTATCCTCATACTCTCGCGGTACTCAAATCTCAGCACAAGACCTAGATGACGAAGAGTTTCAATTAACTGTCGATAAAGCTAACTATTTTGCTTTTAAGATGGACGATATTGAAGAAGCTCATAGTCATGTAGATTTTATGCAACTTGCAACAGATCGTGCAGCATACAGACTTGCTGACCAGATGGACCAAGAAGTTCTAGGCTATCTGTCAGGTTTTAAACAGTCTTCACTACACACTGATGCTGATACAGTAAATGACGTGGTAAACGGCACTAAAGCTGTATCAACTGCAGGTTCAGACGAACTTCTTACTTCTATGAAGTTAAAGAAAGGTGACTTTGGAAACATCACTACATCTTCTGCTGGTGATCATTCAATTCCATTGAAACCACGTCTAGGTGGCGCAACTGCTGCCGATACTGCAACAGCAACCCCATTACAAGTTATTGCTCGTATGGGACGCCTTTTAGATCAACAACAAGTTGATACAAGAGGTAGATGGTTGGTTGTTGACCCTGTATTTGTAGAACTACTCAAAGACGAAGACTCACGTATGTTAAATGCTGACTTCGGTGGAGCAGGACTACAGAACGGTTTGGTATTGAATAACATTCACGGTTTCCGTATGTATACTTCATCAAACCTTCCTCATGTAGGAACAGGTTCAGGAACAACAGGTTCGGCTAACCAAAACTCAAACTTTGGTGTAATTGTAGCTGGTCATGATTCTGCAGTAGCAACTGCAGAGCAAATCAACAAGGTTGAAACTTATCGTGATCCAGACTCATTCAGTGACATTGTTCGCGGAATGCACCTATATGGTAGAAAGATTCTTCGTCCAGAAGCAATCGTTACTGCCAAGTACAACGCAGCGTAAGGGGGGATTGAATAATGGCTACTTATGACATGACTTCAAAAGCCACTGTTGGTGTTAATTCAGACAGCAGTGCAACAGCTACCTCTCGCCATCAAGCAATGGGAATGTACATGCGTGAAGCACGTCTTGACATTGCTAAGTTGGTTGCAGCAGGGTACTCAAACGCAGATGGAGACATCTTCCAACTTCTAGAAATACCAGCAAATACACTAGTATTGTTTGCAGGTGCTGAAGTCGAAACTGCTTTTAATGGTACTTCACCAACTGTGGATATTGATTTCGCAGCAGGTGATGACATTGTTGATGGTGGTGACGTTTCTTCTGCAGGCTTCTTGGCCTCAGGATCAAACGGTCAGGCTATGGTTGTTGGAACAGGCTCTGCCTCAACTTTCACACAGCACGTAACAACTACAGACACAATTGACGTTAAGTTGATTGCTGGTTCTGCAGATGTTACTTCTGGTATCTTACGTGTTATGGCATGTTGCATTGACACAGGTACTCGAGGACGTGTAGCTGCTGATGAAGTAGATAGAGATTTTCTTGCGTAACATAACCTAAAAGTGGGGGGCTGGGAAACTAGCCCCTCTACGTACATCTAAAGGGCATCAATATGGCTACTACATATCTTACACTTGTTAATGAACTATTACGTAGATTAAATGAGGTTACTCTAGACACTGCAGGTGATGGTTTTACAACTGTACGTAATGTACAAGCTTTAGCAAAAGATGCAATCAATAATAGTATTAGACTCATTGTTCAAACTGGACAAGAGTTTCCTTTTTTAAAAACAACACAAACACAAACACTTACTGCAGGTACTAGACAGTATAGTTTTCCTAGTGATTACTCTAGCACAGATTGGGATACATTTTATCTTAAAAAATTAACTGCTAAAGATAATGCCCCTGTGAGACTAAGACCAATCAGTTACGATGACTATATTCAAAACCACAGAAATATTGATGACACAGGTAATCAAACAGACGGAGATAGTGCTCCAATATATGTATATCAAACACTAGAAGAAAAGTTTGGTGTGACTCCTGTACCAGATGCAGCATACGAAGTAGAATACATCTACTGGTCTTTTCCCAGCGACTTAACTAATTTTAACGATACATCAGTTATACCTGATAGATTTAACCACGTTGTTATTGATGGCGCTATGATGTTTATGATGCGTTTTCGTAGCAACGAACAAAGTGCTGCTATGCATCAAAACAATTTTGATCAAGGTATAAAACAAATGCGTAGAGTTTTAGTTGACGATCCACTTGTTATAAGATCAACAGTATTAACAAGAACAAACACAAGTACGTTTGGGAGATTTATTTAACAATGGCAGATAATCTAGCCTCGTTTAAGATATTCTGTCAGGGTGGGCTAAACACTAGTAGAGATGTTTTATCCCAAGGTGAAACTGCACCTGGTTCTGCTATAAAACTTACAAATTATGAGCCATCTGTTACTGGTGGTTATCGTAAGATAAATGGGTTTAGTAATGATTTTGGTACAGTAACAGGTACAGGAAACGTTCTTGGAGTCTGCGTAGTTAATGGTATCAATGATGGCGTGCTAGCTTGTCGAACTCCCTCTAGTGGTAATAATTATTTACATAAATACAATAACTC